ATTAGAAGAAGATTGGAGAAGAACCATTGATGGTATCTTATCTATTGAAGCTAATGCTAGATTATACGTTGACCAAGAACGTGAGAAGTTTTCTAAAGAAGAATTAGATAAGATGTTTGACATGTTATACGATGGTGATAACCGAAACAGAGTATGGGTACATTCCCACTTCGGAACCAACGACATTGACGATATCTTTACTAAGCTTCGCTTTATGATTATAGGCTGTGACTGTAAGTGGGTGGTCGTAGACCATTTACACATGTTAGTTAGTGCTGTACATGAAGGCGATGAAAGACGTGCTATTGATACTATCATGACTAGACTTAGAAGTTTGGTAGAAGAGACAGGTGCAGGAATTATTTTAGTTTCTCACTTACGTAGAGTTGATGGTAACAAAGGACATGAGAACGGTATTGAAGTATCACTATCTCATTTAAGAGGTTCAAATAGTATTGGACAACTTAGTGATTGTGTGATAGCATTGGAACGTAACCAACAATCAGATGACCCTGATGAAGCTAGAACAACAAGAATGCGTATACTTAAATCAAGATACACAGGCGATGTTGGTATGGCTTGTAGAGTTATTTATGATTCAGAAACTGGTAGACTATCTGAACTAACAGATGAGGATATTACTTTTGATGATAGTTTAGACGAGGCATTTTAATTATGGATTTAGTATTTGACATAGAAACTGATGACCTAAAAGCCACTAAGATACATTGTCTTGTAGCTCAAGATGCAAACTCTGGAGAGATATTTAAGTTTCCTCCAAGCAACTTGCAAGAAGGCTACGAGCTTTTATCTAAAGCAGATAGGCTGATAGGTCATAACATTATAGGATTTGATATTCCTATGGTAGAAAAGTTTGCAGGTATAAAACTTAGAGACAAAGAACTTATTGATACACTTGTTCTTTCTAGATTGTTTAACCCTACAAGAGAGGGTGGTCATAGTTTAGAGAAGTGGGGATATAAGCTTGGTCTTTCTAAGATAGACTTTGAAGACTATCAGAATTATTCTACACAGATGTTAGACTATTGTGTTCGTGATGTTCAGTTAAATACTCTTGTCTATAACTCACTTCGTAATGAGTCAAAAGGTTTTAGTAAACAATCTATTGAACTTGAACAAGACGTTGCAAGAATAATTAAACAACAAGAAGAAAATGGTTTCATGTTTGACATGGAATCTGCATTGGTATTACTTGCAGAACTTAGAGAAAAGTCTCAACAGATTGAAGATGAAGTTCATAGTACTTTTAAACCTAAATGGGTCGATGATAAATTAGTTACACCTTATATTAAAAAAGATGGTGACTTATCTAAACGTGGACTTACTGATGATGAGTATCAAAGATGTATAGATACTAATAACTTTGAGCCTTTCATGAGAAAGACTTTACAAGAGTTTAATCTTGGTAGTCGTAAACAGATTGGAGAATATCTTGTTGACTTTGGGTGGAAGCCTGAAAGGTTTACCCCTACAGGTCAGCCAATTGTCGATGAGAAAACTCTATCAGAAGTAACTCATATCCGTGAAGCTAAACTTATAGCAGACTTTTTATTAATACAAAAACGTATAGCTCAAGTTGATTCTTGGGTTGAAGCGGTCCAAGAGGATGGACGTGTGCATGGTTTTGTTATACCTAACGGTGCTATTACCGGTAGAATGACACACAGAAGTCCTAACATGGCACAGGTACCTTCAGTACACAGTCCTTATGGCTCAGAATGTAGAGCATGTTGGATTGTTGATAAAGGTAATGTATTACTGGGAGTTGATGCTAGTGGTTTAGAGCTAAGAATGTTAGCACACTATATGAATGATGAAACTTATATAAAGGAGATTTTAGATGGAGACATACACACAGCTAATCAAAGAGCTGCAAAACTTAAATCAAGAAATCAGGCGAAGACATTCATCTATGCACTCATGTACGGAGCAGGAGATGAGAAGCTTGGAAAAGTGGTTGAAGGAAATACAGCAGATGGTAAACGAGCTAGAGAACATTTCTTCGATAATAACCCTGCATTTAAATCTCTTAGAGATAGAGTACAAAGAGCAGCTTCAAAGAAATATCTCAAAGGTATAGATGGTAGAAAACTTTACATACGTAATGCTCATTCTGCCCTTAATACTTTATTACAAGGAGCAGGTGCGATAGTTATGAAAAAAGCATTATCAATACTTGATGATGTTTTGAAATTAAATGCAGTACCTTACAAGTTTGTTGCTAACATTCATGATGAGTGGCAAATAGAAGTACCTAAAGAACAAGCAGATTTTATTGGTGAGTTTGCTGTTGATAGTATTATAAAAGCAGGAGAACATTTTAATCTTAGATGTCCTCTTGATGGTGAATATAAAATAGGAGGGAACTGGAGTGAAACACATTAATTGTAATGTCTGTGGAACAGAATTGAACAATAATAATTGGTCTGATTCTTGGAAAAAAGTTAATAGAAAACAATGTATTGAGTGTAGTAAAAACAACAACACAAAAAGCAATGTAAATAGAATGTATGTTAATGGTAAATATATTCCAAATTCTCACCCACTTTATAAAGCGGGTAAGTATAAAACATTTGAAGATGCAGCTTTTCAATCACTATCTAGTTATACAACTTCAACAGAAGGAGAAGTTTATATTATAACTAATCCTGCTTGGAAAGGATGGATTAAAGTAGGCATGGCTGTTGAAGCAGAAGATAGGTGTAAAGGCTATCAAACTTCTAGTCCGTTAAGAGATTATAAATTAGAATTTAAAAAATATTTTAATGATAGAAGAAAAGCAGAACATTTAGCACACACTATATGTGATGAAAAATCTACAAAAAGAAAAGGAGAATGGTTTGAATTAGATATCAGAACAGCTATTGAATGTATTGAAAATATAAATATAGAGAAAAATAATGAACAAATCAAAGAAAACACTTGACACATTAGTAGAAGATATATATAATAAATTGTCGGCTCTTGGAAAAGGGGAGCATCTTGATATAGATGAGGATGCTATTGAGCAGTTTGGAGAATCCATGAAAGAGATTCTTTACAACTGGTCTCATCCTGCTCCAAGAGGTAAACCTGCTTTACGTATGTCTAATATAGGTAAGCAACCTAGACAACTCTGGTATGAGATGAACTCTGAATCTGATTCAACAGAAGTTATATCTCCTCCTACATTTATTAAGTTCTTGTATGGACATTTACTTGAAGAGATAGTTTTATTTCTTGTTAAGTTATCTGGACATGAAGTTACTAGTGAACAGAAAGAAGTTAAAGTATCCGGAATAAAAGGACACATGGATTGTGTTATTGACGGTGAAGTTGTAGATGTTAAGACTGCTTCAGGATTTGCATTTAAAAAATTCAAAGAAGGAACTCTTGCTGAACAAGATGCATTTGGATACATGGCTCAACTCGCAGGATACGAAGCAGCAGAAGGTACAAACAAAGGTGGATTCCTTGCTCTTAATAAAGAGTCAGGTGAGTTAGCTATGTTTAGACCTGATGACTTTGATAAACCTAATATCAAAAAGAAAATAACTGATATCAAAAAAGCTGTTAAGTTAAAGACACCACCTGATAAATGTTATAGTCCTATACCTGATGGTAAGTCTGGTAATATGCAACTACCTAAAGGATGTGTATATTGTAGATACAAGTTTGAATGTCATAAAGATGCAAACGAGGGTAAAGGATTAAGAGTATTTAAATATTCTAATGGTTTAAGATACTTAACTAAAACACCTAAAGTCCCTAATGTTATAGAGGTAACACAAATATGAGTGGTAAAAAATCAAAACAACTAAGACGTAAAGCAGAAAATTTATTGATTAGTTGGATAAGAACTATGGTACCTGAAGGAGAAGATGTTTCTAAGATTAATAAGAAAAACTTACATGAGTTTTTACCGGAGCAAACACATATATTTGCTAACAATAAATTTATGTTAAGTGCTTATAGTCTTAGATGGTTTTATAAAAGAATAAAACGTAATCCTAATCTTACATTGGAGGATTTAAATGCCTAGAAGAGTACCAAGAAAACCTAGACCAAAGAAGACAAATGTCCCAAAAGGATATGATAGTCTTTGGGAATATGATATACACCAAACTTTACTTAAAGATTGGAAACATCATTGGGATACAATTAAATATGTAGTTCATCACAAGTACGAAGCAGACTTTGTAAAAGAGTTTGATGGTAAAATAATTTTACTAGAAGCTAAAGGTAGATTCTGGGACTATGCAGAGTATAGTAAGTACATACATATAAGAGAAGCTTTACCTGATTACATGGAGTTAGTTTTTCTTTTTCAAAAACCTTATTCACCTATGCCGGGTGCAAAGGTAAGAAAAGATAAAACAAAAAGAACTCATGCAGAGTGGGCAGAAACAAACAACTTCACATGGTATAGTGAAGAAACATTACCGGAGGAATGGAAGAGTGAATTATAAATTTAATGAAGATAAACTTATCAATGAAGTTAAAGCTTATGTTGGTAATACTTATGACCAACACTATGCCAATGGTAAGTACCAAGCAACTGATATGATAATTGATTCAGGATATGGAGAAGGATTTTGTCTTGGAAACATTATGAAGTATGCTATGAGGTTTGGAAAGAAAGATGGAAAGAACAACTTAGACTTATATAAAATAATACACTATGCTATAATAGCAATCTATGTAAACAATAAGGAACAAGACAATGGTTGAAGATAAAATAGGAACTAAGCCTTACTTAGGAATAGAAATAAACTATGATAAAGAAAAAGAATTTGATAAATTTAGTTTAGATACACTCAAAGATAGATATTTTTGGGAAGGAGAAACACATGCACAAGAAGCATTCGCAAGAGCATCCGTCTTCGGAGCCACCTTCAAAGGTGAGACGGATTTTGAGTTGGCTCAAAGACTTTATAACTACGCTTCCTCTCGTTGGTTCATGTTCAGCACTCCTATTCTTAGTAACGGGGGTACCACTCGTGGGCTTCCTATCAGTTGTTTCCTCAATTATGTTCCTGACAGCAGGGGTGGTTTATCTGCTCACTATGATGAGAACATATGGTTGGCAAGTTCGGGTGGAGGCATTGGTGGATATTGGGGCGATATTAGGAGCAACGGTATTTCAACTACTCATGGCAGTCGTTCTACTGGTTCTATTCCTTTCATCCACGTAGTAGATTCACAGATGTTAGCCTTTAACCAAGGCACAACAAGACGTGGTTCTTATGCAGCTTACATGGATATATCTCATCCGGAGATTGAAGAGTTTATTAACATGAGAAAAGAATCTGGTGGAGATATAAACAGAAAGAATCTTAATCTTCACAACGGTATAAATATTACCAATGCATTTTTACAAGCTGTACAAAATGATGAAGACTGGAGATTAATTGACCCTAAGACTAACGAAGCTGTTAAGACTATCAATGCTAGAGAACTATGGTGGCAGATAATAAATGCTAGAGCTGAAACTGGTGAACCTTACATGGTTAATATTGATAAGTGTAACGAAGCTTTACCAAAGCAACAAAAAGATTTAGGACTTAAGATACGCCAAAGTAATTTATGTTCTGAAATAACTTTACCAACTGATGAAGAAAGAACAGCAGTATGTTGTTTATCTTCTGTCAACTTAGAATACTTTGATGACTGG